CTTAAAGTCAAACGGAATCCCTCTCGCATCGTAGTCTCCAAAAGAAAGACTGCTAATAGGTTGCCCATACTCGTCAAAGTCGTATTCCTCAAGCAAGAACAAGCCGTTAGAAGGGTCAATAGTGAAGAGCCTTCTTTCGTTGCCGTATATAGAGGTAAAAAGATTTTGGAAGTTTATCGAAGTAATTGCAGACCACTTAAGACTTCCAACGCCAACAATGTCTATATCGCTTGTAGGTGCTTCACTTAACTCGGTTCTTTCCCTGCCCTGTATGATAACCTCGGCATTTGGGACATTGTCTCCGTTTGTGATAATTTCGGCAATAGTAAACACGCCAGATTCAGGCGTTAACTGAAAGTTAACTGCATTCCAGAACTCTTCTGTCTGCCCAAGGTTTATAGAGTCTCCCTGCCTTAGCCCAGTCGTATACGGAAAATATCCACCATAAATGTCGCCTACCTTAATCTTTCCACCAGCAGTAAGAAGATTTGAAGATGGGGTTCGCCCAGAGTCGTTAGCGTCCCAGTCGTATGTTATGTAAAGAGAGGTCTTACTAGTGTTGTTCTCCCAGATTGCGTAGGGAGATTGAAAGTCAATGTTAGTAAAGGAAGCAATGTCATCTGGATATGTGTCAATAGACTCCCACTGCTTGTTGTTAATGTTGTATACAAACACATGGTTAATCTCAGACTTCTCATCCATAGGGACTCCAAGGTAATATCTGCCGCCAAAAACTATGCCAATGGATTTATGCACATAGTTCTGGTTAATCCTGTCTATGTATTTCTGAATGGCAAGAGACAGGGGCTGTGTGTTTGAAAGAAGATTGGTATCAAGTTGGGGCTCTAGTGCGTAGATGCCCTTGCTTGAAAGGAAGAATACGACTCCACCAACATTTGCAATACTTCTTCCAGCCACGCAACCTAGGTCAAAAGAAAGACTTCGGACATAAGACTCAGCAAGGATAACATCTGGGCTAGATGTATTATCGGCAAACTTAGCGGCATAAATGCTGTTGGTTTTAAAGACAAGGATTTCGTCTCTTGTCCAAGGATAGAACCCGACAATGTCTTGTTCGTCTCCCTGATTAATTGAGAGAGCCTGTATGGTTAGGTCAAACTTCCAATCTCCGTTAACATCGGGAAGGTAATCAGAAACCGCTATCTCGTCTTTGCTATACTTGCAATAGATTCTATTCTTATGATATACGGCTTTGCTCGTAGGCGGGAAGTCGCAAGAAGTAGGGGTTGTGCCACCTTGAATAGTGCCGTCAATCACACCTTGAGCGACAGGGAGGACGGACACTCCATCAAAGCAAAGGACTGGCTTTGCAACCTGAATGACATAGTCACCAGTATGGTTTGCGAATATAGTGTCAAGTGTGTATGTAAAGGATGTTAAGTTAATTACTGTCTTAACCATGAACGACCCACTTAACTGAGGGTGGTCGGTTTCAATTACGAACTCACTACCAACCGAAAATCCATGAGGCAATACGCATGTAACTGTTACTTCTGTCGAATTGTTTGTTGAAACCACACGCTGACCAACAGCACCATTTCCATTTATGTATCCAGTAGCCTCGCCACGAAGGATGTAAGCCTTGCCAGCGGCCTGTATAACCTGTGTCTGGTCTTGGGTAATAGACCTGTAATACTTTGTATTACTTCCCCCAACTGTTATGTATGGATACTCATACTTGCTTGATATAGCACCACTGCTTATGTTGTATTTATACAGTCCAGTCTCTCCAATAAGAATGATATTTTCAGTTCCGTCCTTTTCTACATAGACACCTGTTCCATAAATCTTGCCTACAGTTGCCATCGTTCCAGCCTCAAGGAGACGCTTGATGCCCTTACGAACCTGCAATGTCTGCAAGTCCATACGGACATTCTTGGCATCCTGAAGCATGCCAGCCTTAAGCGTGGCAGGGTTGGCTCTGGTATCTACGCCGTAGAAACCATTGTCTCCATCTAGGGCTCTGTTGGCGTTAGGCATGATTAGACCTGTCGGCAGGGAATGCGATAGTTAACTGAATTTATAGTAATCGCTATTTCTTCGTCATATGTGCCAGTAGCAACTACAGGAACCGAAATATTTTGAATTCTTGCCGTGTTTGCTCCAAATGCAATTCCGTCATAAAATCTTGCAACACCACCAGTAGTCGTAAGGGCATCTTTACTTGAATTTGTAATTTGAATGTAAAGACCATGCCCAGTTCCTCCAGTAAACATGTAACCAATCCACTGATTTTCTGCCCTTCCTTGAACCCAGAAATCTGAATATGTATTTATTGGGCTTGCAGGATTTGAATTTATACTAACACGACCAGCAGAGTCAACAACTAAAGAAGATGTATCTGGTGTTGTAGAGTCTTCAATAGTAAGGGCATTTCCAGTTCCCAGTTGAGTCACCCTCAGAGCGGCATTAACAGTCCCAACAGTTGTCTGAATGATTTGCGGAGCGGTATAGGTGTTGGAAGTGTTGGTATTAGCAACAGCCTTTTGCGTCCCTGTGGCATCCTTGTAATTAATGTTCGTTGCAATCCAGAGGTCACCAGCAACAGAGGAGGTCGGGGTGGTCACAGTTACTCCTAGGCTTAATGGAGCCTTTTCCGCAGTAGGTGTAAAATTAACTTTTTTGTTAAAAACAAAATTTCCAGCATTTGGGCCAGATATCGGTTGGCTTAATGTAGAAAAAGCATCCCAAGTAAGAACCCCATTTGTTATGGTAAAAGTTCTTCCCATATCAAACTCAAGCCACGACTGTGTAACCGCCATCTTGGAGTTCAAGGCAGTCTGAAGGCCAGTCACATCAGCAATTACATGTGTATGCACCAAGTCAGCCTTAGTGTTAACCCAGCCAGCAACTGTTGTAAGATGAGCGTCAGACTGTGCCTTAGAGTAAGAAGCGGTAGACTGAATTGTAGCATCTGGGTAGACTAGACCGCCACCATTAGGGGCAAGAACAAACTTGCCGTCAAACGGAGTAAACTTGTGGTAGTAATGAGTGCCAGCACCAGTATCGTTATACGAATCAACAACCAAGTCTGTGTTAAGCAGATTGCCAATAGAAGGTGTTTCTATCTCTCCGCTAAATGTAGCACCCGATAGCAGAGCGTAACCTGTATGCGTGTGTGTCGTGCTTGCCTTGCCGTCAAGGGCTGTCTGCAATCCAGTAGTATCAGCAATTGCATGAGTGTGGGCAACAGGAGCGTATACGCCTGTATGGAGGTGTGTAGTGGCAGACTTGCTATCTAGGGCTGTCTGAAGGCCAGTCGTGTCAGCAATGGCATGTGTGTGAACAAGTGAAGCCTTGTCAGCAAGAGATGCAGGAAGTCCAGTAACATCACCTATTGTATGCGTATGCGAAATGCCAGCCTTAGAAGCCAATTCGTTTGAAAGACTTGTAACATCCGCAATTGCATGCGTATGAGCAATCCCAACTTTTCCGTCTAGTGCCGCCTGAAGGCCAGTAACATTTGCAATGATATGCGTATGTCCAGCCGTAGAAAACGGATTGGTTGCAGATGGGTCTGTAGCCGCCGTTATTGCCGCTAACTGGTTGACGCTTATCTCATTGCCAACCTCAACGACATTGGTGGGAATTATATTCCCAACATTTACATTGATGCTCATTAGACAATAGCGTAGGCAACATGAACAGTAGTAGAGGCCGTGTCGCTAATACAGCGAACAGGACCATTGTAATTATCAAGAGAGAGGTTGCTATTGGCAGGAACAAGAATGCCGATATCGCCAGTAGCGTTTAGGATAACCTGAATCTTGGCTGTGGCATGCTTATTTTGAATAACTGTAAGCACTCTACGCTGACCAGCCGTAACGGCTGTAAGGAGTGAGGAACTGGTAACGCCAACCGAAAAGTCAGCATGCGTAAGAGATGCAAGAAACGGAGAGGAGATGGATATGTTGGACATGATTAGTATGTTTTAATGAAGTTAGTTTTTTGGATTTGCCCCTGCTGTCTAACGATTTTATCAATCTCAACCTCAAGGAAATAGTTGGCTTCGGCTTCAGCGACTCTGGCAGAATCAAACTGACCTTCAGACCTAAGGTAGTCCGCTAGACAGCCTCTAGCAATGTATTGACCAAAGATATAAGGAATCTCAACCTTAATCCAGTTAACATTATTAATAGCAGGGCTAGTATTTGTGTTCTGAACTAGGCACTTATAAAAATTGCCAGTAAACGGCTTTCCTTCTTCTTGGGCCAAACCACCTGTTCCAGAGCCACTGTCAAAGAATACTTGAACTGTCGGGAAGTATTCAATGCTAGGACTCCAAGGGTTGCCCTCAAGGGAGACAGGTTCAAGCCTGTACTCAATGTATAGGTCTTCCGTAAATGTACCTCTAATGACAAGTCTTTCCTGCGTAGGAGTATTGACTATAGAGAAGTCAATGCTTGTTGCCCTAGTAGTAGCATTAGGGTCTTTGAACCAAATTGCAAACACTTCACCAGCCCCACTAGGCTTGACCACATACTTAACATCTCCGTCAATCTGAGGGGTAGCGGCCTGTAGTCTAATTAGGTCAGGCCACTTGTCGTGTTCCCAAGCCATTCTGGTTCTTGCGTGGGCAAGGTCACGAATCTGCGTGAATGTGTCTTTAGTTATGTCTGTCCTATCAAGGCCACACAGTTGGATAGCATCTATCAGGATTCTGCTGAAATCTATTGTTTTCATTATGCTTTATACCCGCTAGAGTCAAAAATTGTACCATTAACAATGGTCTTCTTGGTATAGTTCCTAACTGCGACTTCAGGATTGTCTCTCATGAATTCTCGCAAGAACTGCTTATCTTCCCAGCATTCAACGCCGAGGATATGCGACCAATAATAAAAAGAGTCGGGAGGGATTTTCGCAACCAGCCTCCCAACTCCGTCAATGTCCTTAGCCTCGTTGGAATGTCCAAAGGAGGCAATCTTTGTTGCTTCAGTCTTTGCCTTCACCTGATTCATAGCCCACCCACGAAGAAATTCCGTCTTCACCTCGTTTAAGAGGTGGTCAGGAATAACTTCATGAAGTGATTCTATGAGAGGGTCAGACATTGCGATTAAGCAACATAGTCGAACTTACCAAACGCCAGCGGGTTCTTCACGCAGACGGACGCAATAGCGTTAATCATGCGAGCAGGGCCACCACCATTGTCCGTCAGTTCCTTCACGCCAGCGACAGAGCCGCCGTAGCGAACTTCGACATGTTCCATCGGGAGGATGTAACCGCAGAAGTTGTTCTTCAGGAAGAGGGAGGGGTGGAGGCGAATCTGACCGAAGTCGCCTTCAAACACATCAATCGAGGAGATGTAAGAAGATTCAGCCGCATTGCGGTTGAAGGTGCGAATCGTGGTCTGCGAGGCGGCAGTGGAGTTACGCTCCGTGTAGACGAGGTTCGTGAAGGCTCTCTTGAGGTTCGGACCAACAAGAGCGTCATACGAGCGGAACTGACCAGTCTGGCTGTAAATCGAGGTCAGGATATCCTGAACGACAATTTCAGTGAGGGACGAGACAGTGGCTGTCGATTCCGAGTCAGCGTCAGCATTACCAGCAACCGAGGTGGCAGGAGTGCGGAAGGCAGTCGGGATTTCGAGGTAGTTGTCGTTAGCGAAGTCGCCACCAGTCGTCTTGACAGGGCGAATCCAAGAGTCGAGACCTCTGGAGGCGTAACCCTGATTCGTGCCGTTGTCGGACTTAGGAAGGTTATTGGAGCAGAAGGTCTTTTCCATGTCACGCTTGAGCATGGTGATGCCCTTAGCGACATTGTTAGCGAGTTCGTCCTTCACGCCAGCGATGACAGCGATATCAAGCGTCAGCGGGGAGACACGAACAGCCTTGCGGAATTCCTGAATGTGATTTTCCAGTTCGTAGCGGTACTGGTTTTCGCCATCCTTAACGAAGTTCTGGATAGTGCCACCATTCGGGTCAACATCCGTACCATCGACAACGCCAGCCTGAGAGGCAACGGCATTCGGGAGGGAGTCAACCTGCCAGCGGAACTTAGTATTTCCAGGTTTGGAGCCCTTGGGGGCCATGGAGGTGAAGGGCGTATCCTTAGCATCAACGAGTGCGATAAGGTCAGCGAGGTCTTCTCTCTTACCAGACGAGAAGGAGGGTTCTGTGAGTTTTGCCATATGTGTATATGTGTTTGTAGGGTTAGTTTAGATGAACTTGGACGCTATGATTGCCGCAAGGTCGTTCTGGGAATTAGATTTAACATATCTCTTTGTCGCATCGGGGTCGCTACTGTCCTTGTAACGGCTGGGCGATGCGTAATTTGATGTGGGCTGGTGAGGGGCTCGCTGGACATTTCTGCCCTTGCTTGCGTTCTCTCTTGCTTGCATACCACGAATATAGTCACCAACTACAACATTGTAATCGGGGAATCTTGTAATCTGGGGAAAAGCCTTAATGAACGATTCTGCAATTTGTCGTTCCTTACTAGACTTATCCTTCAACCACGGATATTCCTTGTATGCAATGGCATCGACCTTGCTCTTAGTCTGAATATAATTCAGGCGTTTGGGTAGGTGTTCCTCCATAGCGTCCATAGCATTAAGTTTAATACGCTTTACATCATCGTAAGTGTATTCCGTCTCCGAACCATCAGCGTTCTGTACAACAATGCCGTTTGAGTTTTCCTCACACCATCTTCTAACCGACCTAGCCTGAGCGATTTCTTGCTCGATTTCTGCTATCGAATTAAGATTTGCGTAGGGAACTGCATCATCCGACTTGACTACAACTTCTGTGGACTTAGACGACTCGACTTGGGTTCTGAGGTCATCGACCTCCTTCTTAAGTTTATCGGCTTGTTCCTCCGCTTGCTTACGCAGTGCGGTCAACTTGTCGATTCGCTTTTGAACTCCCTTTGTCTGGAACTCGCTATTTTCACCATCATTAGCCTCTGCTTCCTGTGAATGAACTTCTTCGCCTTCATTCTGAGAGTCCGAATAATCCTGACTAACATCCGTATCTCTGAACTGGTCTTCTGAGCCATTATTGTCAGCAGGTTCAGCCGCTGTATCGGAATCATCTAGATTTCCGAAATCCCTGCGTAGGATACTCGCAAGGTCTTGTTCATTAAACTGACTAGATTCAGTTCTATCTACAACACTTTCGCTGTTAGGCTGGGAGGCGTTGTTATCTCCGTTTTGGGGGGTATTCATGCTAGTAAGAGCAAGGCTTTGTTTTTTTACAGCATTTAGAGTTTGCAGAAACTTAAGGGGACTAAAATGATTCCTGTTAGAAAGTCAACTAGATAATATCTATTCTTTTATTATGAAGTGCTTCTTTCCTTTCGGATTCAAGAACTGACAGGATATCGGCAAGGGCGTTGGCTCTTCCACAGGCGTGGATTCTTGACTCTCCAGAGGTGTTAGGGCTAAGAGCGTCAGCAGTCTCTGTGTCAATGTTCTGCTTGAGAATGAAGACTATTGTGTCCCAAAGTTCGCTTTTTTCAAAGGCAAACACATTCTGGTCATATTGGAAGTCGCTCATTATTCCTGCGGCTGTTGGGCCTCCTGTTGCATCTGGTCAGACACAGGCGTAACGCCAGTTCTGCCGATTTCCTTATTCTGCTGTTGCATAATTGACATTTGGAGGTTCTTCTGGTAGTTCTGCATTAGGGCGGCAGTCATCTGGTCACCCTGAGCCATCTGCTGGACCTTGGGAGACTTCTGGACTGTCTGCTGGAGATACTGCATCTTAGTGCCAGCCGAAGGGTCATTTTCAACATACTGAGGTTCGATGCCCATAAGCATCTTAACAATGTCATTCTGAACATCGTTGTACATCTTCTGGGACGCACTCTGCTGGTCAAGGATGATTTCCTTGGCAACATCAGGGGAGATGGCTTCGACCAACTTAGCGACCAACTTATTGCGGTCAACGACACCGCCAACATCGAGCGGAAGGACAAATTGACTAATAGACTGCAACTTCTTCATCACATACTCGTTATCCATGTCTCTAACATCAAACTTGACCTCAAAGTCGAACTGGTTGGCAATATCTGTAGCACCAAGGGCCACATTGACACCTGTGATACGCTGGAGTTCCTCAGGGGGCATGTATTGAAGCGAAAGTTGTAGCAGTTGCGAGTAAACCTCAGCCCAACTGTTCAGCCAGCCGTCAACAGACATTTGCTGGAGCATCTGGGTCTTCTGGGGGGCCACCGCTTCATGCGTAAGGCCAAAATAACTAGCCACATTCTTCTCAACCTGAGCAATAATTAGTTCCGCAAGGTTAGGAGAGCCTCTGGGCGGGTCCATGAATCTGTAATCATCAGGACTTGTGACAGGAAGTTGCAGAGCAGGTCCAATCTTATTGATTCCCTGAATACGCTTCTTGATAAGAATCGGAGGCATGGTCTCAATAGCCGTTCTATCACGGACGGCATCATGCTGGGCCTTGAGTTCGGCCTGTTCTGTGACCAAAATTTCAGGAACGCCTCTGGATTCCATTATTGACTTTCTAATATGCTCTCTTCTGAGTTCAACGAAGGGGTACTTGTTGTGGGCATAAGCCAACTTGTCGTGCTTAAAGTAGGCACTGCCCTTGGCATTAGGGCAGAAAATGGTATAGTACATGCACAGATTACCAGATTCGTCTATCTGTCTAGCATAAGCGTAGATGACTTCAATCAGGTTGCGGTTTCTGTACTGCTGGTTGCCCATCAGAGTCGCTACAGGCACTATGTTGGGGTCAGTATACCAACTGATGTTGCCAGAGGTGTTAATAGCCTCGTCAACGGCCTCCATGCTCCAGCCGTCAGACTTGACGAAGGAACGGAGTTCAACCTCTGTCATGTAGACTCTGCGGAAGATGGCTCTAGCCTTCTGGAGTTCAATTGTCTCAGGGGGGAAGCAAATCTCGTCATAGGGCTTAAGAGCCGTAAGGCGAGGAAGGTTTTTAGTAATAGACTCGACAAAGATGGTAGCCTCGCCCTTTTCACGAAGTTCCTGAATCATCTTGGCAACTTGGTCTTCAGGGACATTCGGCATGACCGACTGGAACATGGAAATGACCATTCCGTCATCTTCACCACTTCTAATCGCCTCAGGAATGCGTGTGGCAGGATTATCAGGTTCTTCTTGAGCAAGAGCCATAGCCATTTCGTCTATTTCCTGAATGCTAATCTTCTGAGCCTGAAGACCGATTTCCTGCTCCCAAGTAATGTGCATTGTTGACCAACCATACTGCTGGGCGTACTGAGCCCACAGTTCACCTTCTCTTCTGGACTCCATGCGGAGTCTGCAAGAGACAATGTGAGTAAGTAGCGTTGTCATGGCCTCAGCGTTAGCACCATCATCAATGGTAAGACCAGAAACACGCAGTTTCGAGAGTTTCCAAGTATTAACCCAAAGGGCAACCATCTCGTTGATAACTCTGTCGATAAGTCTGATGCGAACATCGGAAGCACCCTCAAAAGGCAGAGCAGGGTCATTCTGGGCTCTATTTTCAGAATGCTTCTTGCCATCAGTTGTCTGACCAGCCCACTTGCAGTAGCGAAGGTCATCATTGTCGGTCATCTCAACAGTGTTGCCACCATTGTACAAAGAGCGTCTCAGTTCACTAATCAGTTCCTGAACATCGGGAGCATCACTAGCCATTGCCAGTTTATCACGCTTTGTGTTGTAAGATTGCTTATCCATGGTCGGTTATTAGTTTTTAAATTACAAAAGTCAATAAGAATGAGACTTGTTTCTAGCCTTGAACGCATTATCGCCCTCATAGGAGGGTTCCATAACTGCTAGGTATCGAAGACAGTCAACAGGGTCTTTGCAAGCACCCTTTTCGCCATCTTGGTTCGTCCATTCACGCATTGCAAATATGAGATTCCTGCATTCCTCTGACACATACAGTTTTGGCTGATTGATAGGGCTAATGGGGTCGTTGGAATTATAAAACAGTAAGTCGTTTATAATGGCGACACCCTGCTCGATGTGTAGGCCAGCCGCAGGGGCAAAATACATAGGACGCTCACCAGCGTCAAGAAGTTCGATTAGACTTGTGCCTCCCTCGGCAGAAACCGCCTGAGTCGCACCAGCCCTAGGGTCAATGTACCTCTCCGCTATCACTTCCCCATCCTCAAGGTCCAAAATCAATTCTTTATACTCGTCAAGACCCCTACCCGCACCATTTTTCTGCCCAGAACCCATCTTTCCATCAGGTTTTTCACTCGGTAGAGCCCATTCACCATTGGAAACATCAGGCCATTCACGATAAATATAAAAATTGCCATCTTTACCCACCCTTAGCCACAACATGAACCAATTTCGAGCCCCAGCAGGGTCAACTACCATGAAATTAGTGCCTTCCTTGGGAATTTTGTCGTCTGTAACGATATTTTGGTCAGTAAACGAAGGAAATTGCGACCCAGCCGTGTTTTCAGCCCAGCCGTAGGCTCGAATTTTGATTTCATTACTCGTTTTCCCCTCCAGCGTAGCCGCAAGTTGGTCAAAAGGATTGTATGGATTCAGTTGCGAGTGAAACCATACAACACCGCAGTTGGAATTCATGGAGTCTGCCATGTACGGCATATGCCCTTTCGGGCAACCGCCGACATGGATACGCTCTTTGTCGAGCAGGACTGCGGGGAGTGTCTTCTTGAAGCGACAACCTGCGACATAGTCCTTGACCACCTGCGAGTATCCCAGAACTGGTGTGAAAGTGGTAATCATTTTACCTCGCCTAGTGATGGCTCGGTAACGGAGTGTTTCAATCCAGTCGAGCGGAACAAGTTCATCGCACCAGATAAGGTCAACTTCGCCACCTTCGATGACCTTCTTGTCCTGAGCGTAGTTCATGAAGAAGCACTGCGAGCGGTTCGGAAGAATAAAAGTGTTGTCAGAGAAGCCGTTCTTCTGAGAGTACGAGATGTTAGTGACTTTCGTCTTCCTAGCATTCTTTAGTTCGGGCGGCATGTACTTCCAGAGAACATTTTGTTGCATCTGGATAGAAGAAGAGTTTGTGGTATGCAGACACCAGACTCTGGCATCAGGCTTGTTGACTAGAGTTTGGATTACTCGCTTTGCGGCCCACTCTGTTTTACCCGCTCGGTTTCCGCCAAGCACAAGAACTTCGTTCTTCGTTTTAAGAATGGAGTCCACATCTTTCCAATGCTGAGGTTCATACCCATGCCTGTATGGGTCCATCTTCTCAGCAATAATCTTATCTTCTCTAAGTTGCAGAAGTTCAGCGACAATCTCTGGTCCGTTCTTGTCTACCAGAACACGAATCTCCTCCAGAGTCGGAGCGATGATGACTGGATGCGGTGTCAGATTTTTGATATCAACGCTCACTGCCTAAGAAAATGAGCCGACATGAAACTGCCTTTATCTTGAACTGCGTTGAATGTAGGAAGTTTGGAAAGTCTTTCAGTTTCCTTAAAAGCCTTAGCCCTTCGTTCAAGGATTGCTTCATAGTCTCCAAGTGCCTGTTCTTCTGGCGTAAATCTTTGCTTCCCAGTCCAAAGTGGCTCTTGTGGGACTTCGTTATAATAACCCATTGCGTAAAGTTGAGGGTCCATGCCACCTCTGCGAAGTTCCAAAGCAAAATTGTCAAGCATTTTACTTTCTGCTTCTTTTTCTCTTTGTCTTTCCGACCACTCAAATCTCATTTGAGGAGTAATTTCAGAACCTTCACCAAGAGAAAGAACAGGCATGACCATACTAAAAATGCCTCCTCTTGCGGCACTCTTCAAAAGACCACCTGCCACGCTACTAACAGTAGTCTGACCAATTCCTCCAGCAACACCTGCAAGTCTTGCGTTAGATAAAGGAGACCTAATAGCCCTATAGTCTTGATACAGACTCAATGGAGTTGTTGATGGCCTTGGGTCTGGAAACTTTCCATACATTGCGTTTCTTGCCATTCTTTCTGGGGCTCCAGCAACTGTGTCTATCATGTTTCCGCCAACCAAATTTCCAACTGTTTTGGCTTTTGCTGTTAATACATCTATATTTATCATGCTTCTTCCTAGAGAAGCAAGATTCTCAGGCATTGATATGTTGGCAGACGCAAACATAGGATTACCAATCTTTGTCTGGAAATTAGACTGACCTATGTCTGTAATGCTGAGTGGCATCAGCATGTTCGGTCCGCCACCCATAAACATGCCTCCAGTAAGACGCTGACCCTTAATAAGAGGGTCGGTCAATGATGCGGCAGGTGGTTTTTCGCTTTCAGCCATTGTAGAGGGAGTTCATATGCTTCTTGGTAATGGACAAAACGCAAGCACTCTCTCCAACGATTCTCACCTTGACAATACATCTAGGCTTAATGACAGAACTGTCTCGGCAAACAGCCTTAATCTTTTTACCATTAAATTCAATCTCTATGAGTCGCTTGTTCGTAAACCCACTTCTAAGAACTGTGCATTCATAAGTGTCTGTGTCAACCTTCGGGCTTTCAGTAACTGTAACAGGCTTATCAATAGTGCCAGTAAGATACTTGACTCCAACCTCGCTCCAAAGATAGCCCCACAGACGCTCAGGTCTTTTAGACACATCTCTAATCCAAGAACCTTCAGGGGCAGACTCTCTCAAAGCCTTAATTTCGGCCTTACTCAGATTCAGTTCATTCATCACTTCAGATTCCTTCTTCATGCAGACACAATCTACACTTCCTTTAGAATAGCAATTCAAAACCCCCATTAGAATCACTATATTGACTTATAAGTCTACCTAATACCATTACACCCCTACAATTATAGGCTTGTGATAACAAACAACAATCCCCCTAATAACCCCCTCGTTCTTAAGGGTGAGATTAGGTCTTATGGTCTTTAGGATAAAAAGTGTCCCTCTCCTAATGTAATCCTCAATGCCCGAAAAAAAACCCTCTTACACCCCCCCTCCCCTCTTTTATATAGGGTGCAGGGGTCATGTAAGGGGTTTCAGGGGTGATTAGACAGTGATTGCTCCCGCTCCTAAGACGATG